AACCTGCAAATTCTGACAAGAGCAAAAAACAGATCGAAAGGTAATAAGTGAAAAAACTCCGAGTGCTTATCGCCTGTGAATACAGCGGGCGCGTACGGAACGCTTTTATGGCCTTAGGGCACGATGTACTATCGGCTGACTTTGAACCGGCCGAGGACAACAGTCCGTATCACTATCAGGGTGATTGCTTTGATCTGATCAATGGCCAGCACTTTGATCTGATGATTGCGCATCCGCCATGCACTTATTTAAGCGTGAGTGGGATGCATTGGACGACGCGCGGACTGCGCGATCCGAAACTAACAGAAGACGCCTTGGATTTTGTGCGACGGCTGATGGATGCACCAATAGCAAAAATAGCTATTGAGAACCCGGTGAGCGTGATCTCGAGCAGGATCAGGAAGCCTGACCAGATTGTGAACCCGTATCAATTCGGAGAGGACGCAAGCAAGAAGACATGCCTTTGGCTTAAGGGGTTGCCGCCGTTGAGGCCGACGAAATTTGTAGAGCCGCGCCTGATGTGCTGCGGGACCGAAGTGCTGAACGCCGATAAGTACGCCTGCCCGAATTGCAATGGAGACAAGGTGGCGCGACCACGGTGGGGCAACCAGTGCGACAGCGGACAGAACAAACTAGGCCCGAGCGATGACCGCTGGAAGGAGCGAAGCCGAACATACCAAGGCTTTGCAACTGCAATGGCGGAACAGTATTCATTATTCGTTTGTGACAACTCGGAATATATGTCTAAGTACTGCTATGCCAACAAATAACAGTAAGCACTTAGTGGAGTCAGGAGACAGGTTTCACCGACTCACGGTTATATCGTTTTCGCATCACGATAAGCGGTGGCGGCGGCATTATATTGTTCGCTGCGATTGCGGGAACGAAAAGACTGTGCAGGGTACTTTGTTGCGCAGCGGAAATACAAGGAGTTGTGGTTGTTTTGCGAAAGAGGTGAAGTCCACAAAGCGTAAGCCTGACAACGGCGGGGAATTAACTGCGGTGATCCTTGGGTATAAACGACACGCTGCCAGGCGCGGCCTATCGTGGAATCTTGGACGTGAATATGTGCGCGCCATTATTTCAAAGCCCTGCCTTTACTGTGGATCAATCGCAAGCAATGAGAAGCGTACCAAGAACACAAAAGAACCATTCAAATACAACGGAATTGACCGATATGATAACGCCGTAGGATATGAAGAATCGAATGTCGTGCCGTGCTGTTTCGTGTGCAACAGGGCGAAGGGCGATTTGTCGGCAACTGAATTTCTGGAATGGGTAAATAAGGTTGAGGCAATGGCGGAACAGTGGGGGAAAGCCCCAACGCAAAACTAACCGGATTGCACTGCGAGGAACTGAAATGACTACAAATGCTGCCGGTGCAAGTCCGATTGAGTGCCAGGTTAGGCCGCGCGGGCTGGACAGCGTGATGCTGACCGATAGCCAGCGGGTGCGCGATGGCCTGGCCGACATGCTGACCGCCGCGATTGGCGAGCACGGCTACAGCCTGGAGCACGTTGATGTGCAACTAGCGCTGCTGATGATCGAAGCCGCGAAGCGTGCAGAAGACCGAGATGAGTGGTTTCCTCATGGGAAGTGGGCTACGGTGCAGGCGATGCAGGCTCGCACTGAGCGCGAACTGCAGTGGCTGTTTCGTGCGGACTAACGCCTGAATTCAGGGCGGCGAAGCCGTCCCGCTGGATTGACGGGTTATGTTTTGTTTTGCGAAAGCGCTTGACGCATGATTAGTTATGCACTACATTATTAATCATGCAAGGCGCTGTGCCAAGCAGCAAACAAAAAGGAGCGTCAGAATGACGAACGCCGAAATGTTCAAGGCCAATTTTCCTGCTAGCTACGCTGGAGGCATAGCAGCACTCAAGGAAGCTGGAGGAAAATTAACGAGGGCGAATTCGCCCCGCTGTTCCCGTGTGGAGCACGGGGAGATTGTATTTCCTGACGGTTCGGTGTTCACCGTAGCGTTTCACGACGGGTATAACTATGGTGGGCGGGTATATGCCGGCTCCGATATAGCATGAAACGTCCAGCAAATCGCCCGCCGCAATACCCAGGCGAGTCAATGGCAACATTGACGGTTCGCCTTCCGGTGCGACTGAAAGAAAAGGTGGTGCGCATCAGCAATGGGCGCACCGGTAAATGGGTTTGCGAGCGGATAGAGAAGGCCCGTGAACCTAACGCAGAGCTAATGGTAGCGAGTGAAAACGCAACAACGAAGTGAGACAGATGTTCTAGCGTCCCGCCTTGATCTCCTTGTTATGCATCGAATTTTAAGGGAAATAAATATGTCCATTTCATCCCCCGCGACACGTCGTAAACGGGTCATAGAGAGTTTCAAAACGGCCGCCGACTGCATCGGCACGATAGAGCCAGGCGCCGCTATTTTTGCGATAACACGCGGGCAGTTTTCCATGATCGACGCGACGCTGGCTTGCCTTGACCAGTGCGGACCGTCTGATATTTCTATATGGACTTGGACCGTTGCCGAGTATGAAATAGAGTGCATGGAGCGGCTGCGCAACGATGGGCGCGTGAAAAATGCTACGCTTGTAATTGACTATGGCGCTCGAGTAAAAAATTCCACGCTTATTTCGCGCTGGAAAGACACATTCGGGCCGGAGTCGGTTAGGTATGTGGTGAATCACGCCAAAATTGTCACAATTTGCAGCAATAAATTTAAGTTACTGCTGCGCGGTTCAATGAATCTGAACTTCAATCCACGGTTTGAGCAATTCGATCTTACGGAGGGCGGAGAGGATTACGACCTCGTCAAAAAAATAGAGGGAGATTTGCCGATATTGGGCGATGCCGCGAGTGGAATGGAGATATACAGAGCTAGCCGAGTGTCAGAGGCGTTTGAGCCGGAGCAGTTATCGTTTTTTACCGGAGTAAAGATATGGGCAAAATAATTGATATTGCGGCAGAGATTCAGCGCGACAACCCGCACGCCAGGCTGATTGACGTACATGTTTTTGCTGATGCCTTGCGCATTTACCATGAGGCTTCGGAAAATGTGGCGGCGAACGGTGCGATTTGCTCGCATCCACGCACGGGGGCTCCCATTGAAAACCCATATCTTAAAATACAGGCCCAACAAGGGATAATACTTGGCCGCATGAAAACTATAAAAAGCGACCGAGTGATGGACCTTCTGGAAAAGTCCGGTGGTGCATAACGCCATAGATCATGGGCGCGAGCCGCAGGCGAAGCGTCCCACTGGAGCGGATGGTTAGAAAGATGTTGAAGCTAGAGAGAGTGCGGAGGGTTAAAAGTGGGAAAGCCTACATAGCAGAGAGATGTCTAAGTAAGCGCGGGGAATACCAAAGCACAGAGCATGTCGCTGTTTTTGTCGAGTGGTGCAGTGATGTCGAAGGGAAAAGGAAAATGTGCATTGTGATGAAAGGATTAGAACCAGTGAAACCAGAGCCTATAGCGGGGTCAGGATGGATTTTTTGGCGCGAGGTAGATCCTTCTAACGAAAAATTCAGCGGCGCCGGCACGGCGTCAGTTGGATTGCCGGGTTATACGTCTGGAACTACGGAGCGCGAGTGATCCACTACCACGGCCTACCGATAACGCCGGCAACAGCAGCACGCGCAGCAGTGAGCGGAGGCCATGCGTTCGTGAGTTTCCGCTACCCAGACCAGTTGGGTCTGGTGCTGGAGGTTTGCCAGTCCTTCGCAGTGGATAACGGAGCCTTCAGCGCATGGAATAGCGGAGAGCCTGTAACGGACTGGGGCCGCTATTACGCATGGGTGTCCGAGCTGCACCGCTACCCATCTTTTGATTTTGCAGTCATACCGGACGTGATAGACGGCGATGAAGAAGCCAATGATGCACTCCTGGCTGAATGGCCTTGGTTCGATGCGGTATCTCGATGGGTTGGTGCCCCAGTGTGGCACATGCACGAATCTATCGACAGGCTCCAGCGTCTTGCGCGGGAGTGGCAGCGAGTGTGCCTCGGAAGCAGCGGACAGTATGCAACCGTTGGCGACGCCCGATGGTGGGGCCGGATTGCAGAAGCGATGAACGCGATTTGCGACAAGAACGGAAACCCGGTTTGCAAGTTGCACGGGCTTAGGATGCTGAACCCGGATGTGTTCTCGCGCCTGCCATTCGCAAGCGCGGACAGCACAAACATTGCTCAGAACATAGGGATTGATTCGGCCTGGCGCGGAACCTACACGCCGGCAAGCAAAGAGTGTCGGGCGATGGTGATGCGCGAGAGGATCGAGAGTCACCAAGCTAAGACGTTTTGGGAGCTGCAAGCCGTGCAGATGGTGATGGCAGTATGAAGATGTATAACGCTAGTTATGCCACAACTTGAGAAAGTGAAGAATGAACAATGAACTGATGTTTTCAAGCAAGACCGATATGTGGGAAACACCACAAGCGTTTTTTGACATGCTGAACAGTGTTTTTAGGTTTGGAACAGACGTATGCGCCATGCCAGAAAACGCTAAATGCAAAACATACTACACGCCAGACGATAACGGGCTGGCGCAGAAGTGGGAAGGCGTGTGCTGGATGAACCCGCCTTATGGCAGAGAAATATCCGCATGGGTTGAGAAAGCCTATAGAAGCGCAAAGGAAAATGGCGCGACGGTAGTTTGTTTGCTCCCGGCGCGAGTTGATACCAGGTGGTGGCACGACTACTGTACGAAGGGCGAAGTGCATTTTGTGAAAGGTCGGCTGAAATTTGGAGTAAGCGAGAATAGCGCCCCGTTTCCGAATGCCGTGGTGGTGTTCAGGCCGACAGTGAATGACGCATTTGAGAAATCCTGCTAAAGCAGGATATACACCAAGTGACCAGTAACAACTTAATGCAAGCAAAGATACTCCGCAGGTTTTCGTGTGTTGAGTTTTCCGCCGTTCTGGAAATGTCGCCTGCTATTTTTCCCCCGAGTTTTCCAGCCGTTCCCCGCCTAGCTTGGCAATGGCTTTCCTAACGTCTTCAAATGCGCATAATATTCAGGACATAGCCGTGAAACACGGAACTCGAACGTTAACGCCATGAACGACTGGATTTTCGAGCTATCCGGTAAGTAACAAAACCGGCCAGGATTTTCCCCGTTTCTGGATAGAATGCATGGTGTAGTCATCGCAACGTCTCCACAAAACGCATGGACACATCCGGGTGTCATGCGGGCAGTTCATTTTGTCTGAGACAGGATAATCTTGTTCTTGTCGTTAGAACCAGCCGACGAACCGAAATAGTAGGATATTGCTGAAATCCAAGCTGTTCCAAGCGCGCCCAGCATGATATTTAGGATGTCCCGGCTACCTGTCGGAGGCTGGTACTGCATCAGGAATACAAGAATTCCGAAGAACCCGAAGGTGATGCAGAAGGACAGCAGACTCGGCGTCCAGTCCTTGACGATCTCTTCCCGCTTTCGGGCGGAGTCTCGATCTTCGGTGTCTGTCTGTGCAAGCGCGGCCTCGTGGTCGGCGTTGAGCTTGGCCAGGTCTATACCTTGCTGGCTCATAATTTCTGCGTGTTTCTGATCCGCAGCGCGTACCTGAGCGATGATGTCAGGCGTCATGCCGCCGCCCTGGATAACTTTGGTGATGTCGTCCTGCGTGGCGGTCGGTCCGAGCCCGAAGGCCTGCGCCAGTGCTGATACGGCAGTTCCGGCCAGAGGTCCACCGAGCATGGTGGCCAATGCCGGTGCGATGGAACCGATGGCCGTCTTGAGGTCAAAGCTCATATTCATACCCCCGAATTAGGCCGCGCTTGCGACCTTGAATAAACGATTCATCCACCCCCGACCATAATTCGGCCAGGTATTGAGTTTCATATAAGCTAACGCACGAAGTGTCATGAAGTTAGCCGTCTGGTCTGGAGTAGCTTGAACGGCCTTTTGCATCGTCAATGGTCCAAGTTCGCCATCCACCTGCACGCCAACAGCACTCTGCAATAATAGCGTAGCGGATATTGGGCCTTGATTGACTGCACTATCAAATACGTACAGACTCAATGGCCAAGGGATTTCGTCGCAACGCATCCGGTTCCAGTAATCGCGCATGTAGATTGCCATAGCGTCGTCCTCAGTAAGATTGGCAATATCCAGATTCGGGTACGCCTTCTTGCTGATTCCCCATTTCGTTTCACCGCCCGGGTCGTTCTGGTCATTGACATATCCGCCTTCGACTCCAACCACAATCGAAAACGCTCTATCGAAATCTCCGGTCATCGGTCGGCCTTTCCATCTAGTTTGTCTTCAATCTTGTCCAGCTTGGCAAAGAGAGCATCTGACAATTTCATAAAATCATTTTTATGGACGTATTGCCCAGCTACGAGAATTTCCACGTGGGATAATTTCTCGGCCAGGTTTTTGTCAGCTTCCTGCAATGCCTTGAGCGAATCCCACGCCGCTTTGAGATAGGCACCCAGGATCACATTGGCGAGAGCAATCGCTATATCTATCGTATTCTGTTCCATGCGTTCACTTATTTAATGGCGTTTTCACAATGATTCGGATGAATGTAATCGAGCAACTGGCAGAGCCAGCATCCCCATTTAGCTCCTCGTTGCCTAGCGTATTCAGCCCGCGCAGAAATGGTCATTGAAGCATTTCCGCCCCACGGTACGTTCCAGCTTTCATCCTCAGCAATCAGGCATTGCCAACCACGATCTCCGCCAGACAGAACGATGAATGAAGCCCATAGATAGCGGATCGGGGCAATGCAAAGCAGAACGATCCATAGGGCCAGCCTGATGACGTAATTCATACCCTATTCCTCTGTAACTTGATTCCAAATAAACCGCCCAAAGACCGCCAGACGGCATAATTTTTCCAAGTCTTCCCAATGTGACTCAAAAATGGAAGTGGGATCCAGCCATAGACAATAGTGATGGTCCACAACCATCCGAATCCGGAAGACGCAAACACGTCCCCCGGTTCGCTGCCGTAGGTAATGCTCGGGCGGTCACAAATTCCGATCACGAGGATCTTGTTTAGTTGTTGTTGGCTACCAGGCCGCGGCCTAAACAGCGGCGAGCATTTCCAACGCGCGATGATTGGACCATACCACTTCGGTTCTAGGAACTTTCGCTGTTGCCGATCCAGTACCTTGCAGGCCGCTATTGCGGTGACTCACTGCGGCATGGCACGCTGTTTCGTAGCGTGTTACCGTCCACCCTGCATCTGCAAGCGGCGAATAGACCTGATGGTCATAGCCAGATAGCACGACCGCGCCTTTGCATGCCAACATCGTTTCGACAAGCTGTGCATGGTGGTCATGGCCTTGTTCGACCGCATAAACCTGTCTGTCTTTGCGTGTTTCGTGGTGATAGGGCGGGTCCACGTAAAACACCGCGTCTGGCGTGTCCCAATAGCGAATGACCTCCAGCGCATCGCGGCTGTCAATCTGCGCACGCAAAAGGCGGAGATGCCAATCGTCAAGCATTGACAAGCGCATCATCCAACTGTTTGCGTTCGAAGCACACCCTGATTTAGGCGTGAAACTCCTTCCCCAGTTGCCGATATTTTTGGGTTTTACCCCTCCAAACCCTTGATTAATCGCCACGAAGAACGCCCAAGCGCGCTGCACGGTATCGTTCACGCTTTCGTCCTTGAGAATCTCAATCGCACGTCCAAAATCAGCTCTGGCATAGAGCGTGTATCGAATTCGGTGCTTCAGTTCCTCGAACGTCTCCTTATCTTGCAGGCAGCGGAACAGATTGACAAGATCGCCGTCAAGATCGTTGAGAGCTTCGAACGGTGCTGGTTCGCGCGCAAAGAACAGCGACGCCGCCCCCATATATGGCTCGCAGTATGGTCGGCCGCCTTTCGGCACATGGCGCATGAGTTTTGCGATCATATTGCCTTTTCCGCCGTACCATTGGACGGGCGCACGCAAATGGTCGGCCATCAGAATAATCCCGCTTTACCAGCGGATTGCCGCTCTTTCAACAAGGAATCGCTATCTTTAGCCTCTTTGGTTATATTCCCCTCGGTAAATAGTTGGTAGTTGGCGGTAAACATGTTTAGCAGGCGTTGCTTCATGCGGGCCACTCCAATTCCGGAAGCTCGGCTTCGAGTTCTTCCCACGCCGGAGTCTGTCGCGTGCCGGACTGAACTGCGCTCAGGATTTCATAGCA